GGGCGAGGAGCGAACGGGCGAGGTACGCAGCACGGGCGAGGAGCGAACGGGCGAGGAGCGAACGGGCGAGGAGCGAACGGGCGAGGAGCGAACGGGCACGCAAAAAGTCTGAGCGGATTTTACCAGGAAACGGAGGCGGAAAAAGATGAACCCTTGTCGCCGCGCGATTTTCGATTTTGTAATTGTCGTACCGTGTTACGTTAACTACGCCGCGTCAAGTGCTGCATTAGTTCCCTGATGTGTTAAGGCATTAGGGCACGTGGGTAACGGTTATCGCTTGACAATCAGTAGTCCCTCGAGTACGATAATAAGTGATACCGATGCCATGCCAATCACATCGGCCATCATGCCCCCCTCCAGCGTACGGACGTTCATCACCCCGTTTGTGCGTTGGAGGTTTTTGTTTATAAAGCGCGGTGTCTTGTAGCCGTTCTGTATATAAGACGCGGCATTTTGATTGACAACTGCGGTAATTCAGAAGTAAAGTGCTCTTATGGCAAATCAAGGTGATGAGTTCATTCCAAAACCGCTTCCAGAAGAATCGAGTCCAGACTACTTCAAAGTTCTCATGGACAACTGCATAATCGCGTTTCGCATCACGTACAGCGATTCAACCGCGCTCGATGCGAACGGCGTCGTCGGAAAACTGAGGCCTATGATCCTCGACGATCCGTACTATAAAAGTGAAACGAAAAAAATACGCGCGCAAAAAATAATCGACGACCTTTCCGAGCTCAACAACATTCAGCGAACGGTAACATACGAGGAAGATGACGAAGAGGAAGAGGAGGAGAAGGTCCGGGAGTACGACATCCGGAACCCCGCGTCTTCCGAAGAACCGAAAGTAAAGAAGCCGAAAAAGCTCTTCGACAAATCGCAGATTGACCTACAGATGAAAATCTTCCAGGCAAAGCGCGATCTCCTCGCGGAGAATAAGGGCGAGGAAGAAAAGGAAGGCGACGCGATCAACTACTTCTTCGTGCCGGTAAGCCGTGAAGAGTTTGAGCGAATGAAAACTATTGAAGTATCGGAAGGCTCAGGCGATGGCGCCGACGCGTATGCGAAGGACGAGTCGGACGCGATCCAGGCGGTAACCGGCAAGGACGCGGAAACCCAGGGGCTTGGGGAGTTCGCGGATCTCGGCGGCGAGGCGCACTACGAAGAGATAGACGGCGAGAAAGTACTGATGGTCGGAAAATGATAAAAAAACTTCTGCTGCCGCATCAGGGATACTTCATGCAAGCGCCGTTTCTCTTTCCGGAGAAGCGGTATCATCTTCTTGTCGCGGGCTACGGCGCGGGCAAAACGTCTTCGATCGCGCTCAGTGTCGAGCGGCAGGTAAGGATGGTTCAGGGGAAGCGGGACCGCGAAGGGCACCGACCGCGCATTTTGCTTGGAGGGGTCACGCTCGCGCACCTCGAAAAAACCACGCTCGGGTACATCATCCAGGACCTCGAGAACACGAAGACGCTTTACAAACACGATACGAAGAACAATATCCTCAAGGTAGGGGACGCTGACGTGCTTTTGACGCCGCTCCAGAATCCGAAAGAGATCATGGGATACGACGTGTGGGCGGCGAATCTTGACGAAATAGACGACCTCGGTCTTTCGACCGCGGAGGATACGACGTTCGAGGCGGTCAAATCGGTGAACGAGCGCGTCAGGCAGCGAATCCCCGGAATGCGAAGCCCGTTCATTACGATGGGATCGACGAGCCAGGGACAGAAGGGGCTCTACAGGCTCTATACGCAGTACAAGAAAACAGGGACGGGGTTCACGCTCATCCGAGGACGAACGAAGGATAATTGGTATCTCGACGACACGTATGTGAAGTCGATGTACAATATGTACAACGAGCGCGAGCGGCGCGTGTACCTCGAGGGGGAGTTCCTTTCGATATCCCAGGGTCAGGTGTTCGGCGATTTCGACTGGGACCGGAATTATTTCGATTTCGACATGGGCCGAGACGTATCGGCGGATGAGACGATTTATTGGGCTCAGGACTTCAACCAGGGATATCACCGAGGGCAAGCATACGTGGTCAGGGGCAATACGATCTACTGCGTGAAGCGCTATGAGTTCCCCGAGATCCGCTACGCGCCCGGCGTCATCCGGCACGATTTCCCCCACCAGACCATTCTTTTTCTGCCTGATACCACGGCGAAGGAAGAAATTGCGCATTTCGCGCGTGAGCTCGCGCGGCACGACATCAGGCTTATCAATCGGTCCAAGAACCCGATCGTTGAGGATTCGGCGTTTCTGGTCAATAAGCTCCTCTATACGAGGCGGCTCATTATCGCGAAGGCGGCGCGGGAGACCGCGGAGGCGCTTTCGCTTCAGCAGCGCGACAAGAACGGGCAGATTCAGAAGGGCGTCGGCATGATGAGCCCGGTCCATGATACCGACGGCGTGCGCCTTGTGTGCTACTTCCTCGTGTGCAACAAGAAGGAGTTCGCGGACATACGCCAGGTGACGGTCGACCGGCATCAGTGGGTCGAGGAAGAGAGCGCGATAAAGGCGCTTGACGCTGGGTATTACGAGATAAGCTCAAAAGCGCTCGCGTAAAACTTAGGAAAATCGTTGTGTATTAAGGAAAGGCTTGACAGATAATGAATACAGGTTTTACTATTCGGTATGAGCTATTGGAGAGATATCTGGAAAATCATAGAATCGGATGGAACATCGACGAAGCGTGACGCGCAAGGCGGTCGAGTCATCGTCGACGGATATCATTTCAAGGGCATGACCCCGCGCCGTCAGCAGCGGGTCATTGACACCATGGCTAACGAAATGCGGGAAATGGTGCTTCGCGCGTCAAACACGAAGAGCATCACGACCCTCAGTGATATCCGGAAGGAGTCGTCGAGGCTCTTTTCGGAAATGCTCGCGCCAACGGCAAACGGCGTTTCGCGGATTTCGGGACGCATACTCGATTCCTTCGGGAATTATGCGTTTTCCTCCGGAGTCCAGGGGCAGGACCCACATCTCGATAGCTTCATGACGCCGAACGTATGGATTGATCCCGGCGAAGCGGCGGCGGTGTTCAGCCAGGGCGGTATGCCCACCTTCATCATCAAGAAAAAATCGAAACCGGTATCCATGAACGGCGTGACCATCAAGAACCCGAAGCTCTCGAGAGAGCAGATGGACACGGTGAATGAGTCCGCCGAGTGCAAGACCGGGTTCGCACGCGCCCTTTCTGAGGGAGCCGAGAACGGGCTCGTGTACGGCGGCGCGCTTGCGTTTCCGTTTTTCAAAAAAGATATCCCGCTCACGCTCGGCATGGACGTAGCGATGCTCGCGAAGATCGGGGTCATCGAGAAAGGCTGCATCGACCGATATGTCGTTCTCGACCGGAACAACGTCGTCCATATTCCGAACTGGAACCCGACTGCGCGCGACTTCCAAAATCCGTTCTACTACTTCATCCCGTACCTCGGTGCGGACGTGTGCGGCCAGCGCTGCGCGCGAATCGTGCCCTTAAGGCAGCCGGGGTATTGGGGAACGATCATGACGCTTGGCTGGGGCGTCTCGGACATTCCGGGGTGGTACCAGGCGGTATGCAACTACGAGCAGGTCACAAAGACGATCCCGGACATGATTAAGCAGATGTCGATTCTGGTCCGGACGTTCAACGTGGATCTCGCGAACGCGATCAACGGCCTCGGAACCATCGACCAGATCCTTGAGAAGAACACGCTTGCGGTTCGCGAGGCGAGTTCGCTCAACCCGATTTCCATGGACCTGGTCGGAGACCTCAAGGCGATCCAGCGGGATTTCAAGGAAGTCGCGGCGCTCACCAGGCTCGTTCGGCAGGACCTTGCCATGAAGGCGAATATCCCCGAGGAAAAGTTCTGGTCGTCTGAAAAGGCGGCGTTCTCTTCGGGTGATATGTCCGACAGCCTCAACGAAGGCGAGTGGGGCGGCGTAAAGTACGTTCATGACGAGGTTGAGAGCAGATCGAAGAACCTCGCGATGATAGAGATCATCAACGCCCTCGGAAAAGACCGTGAGATCCTCGCGGCGCTGCCGTATACGACCGTCGAGATCGGAGAGCCGAAGATCGAGAGCGCCTCGAAGCGCGCGGAAATCTACGGGCTCATCTCGGAGGGAACCTTCAAGCAGACCGCGGCGGGCGTTCCGGTCGACGTCGCGCTCGAGATCGCGGCACAGTACGGCGACAAGCACCTCCTCCCTTCGGCGGAAATTATGGGGAAACTCGCGAAGCGCCAGAAAGAATCCGACGAGCGCGCGATCGAAAGTCACGAGATGGAGATCGAGCTCCAGAAGCAGCAGCTTGAGAACGCCAAGGCAGGGCTTACCACTCCGGGCGGCGGGTCTTCTTCTGCCTCTCCGCCAGGGAAGAAGGAAGGCTACACGCCGCTTGAGCAGAAGCAGCACGAGAAGACGAGAGGGCTCACCGCGCGGCGAGAGGGCGTCGGGAAACTCCAGGGAAAAAAGATCGGAGGGTAGTTATGGCATCGAGGGTACGAGACGCGCTTTTAAGGCACGTTCAGGATAAGAAGCCGTATATCGAGGTGAAGGACGCGATTGTCGCGCGTTCCGGCATTTACTGGTATACGAAAGAGGAAATCCTCGCGCGCGGGCATAAGCCGAAGGTAGACAAGGACTGGTACGCGGAGTTCCGTCCGGCGCCGGTTATCGTTGCCTCCAAGAATATGTTCGAGCTCGTGCCGGTTCCTAACAAGGAACACACGAGTGAGTATATCACGAGCGAGAACTTTCACTCGCTCGCTTCGGGCATTGTTGGTGGTCCTATCGACGTCGTGCCCTTGGAAGGCACGAACGATATCGCGCTCAAGGGTAAGATCGCGTTCTTCACGAAGGACGCGTATGATTATTACATGGCTGGAAACAAGGAAACGAGCGCAGATTACGAATCCGTATCGGAATTAGTGGACAATCCCGAAAAGGTGGGGTATGATCTCATAATGACTGAGATTAGGTCCGTGAACAACGTGGCAATAACCGCGCATGGTCGCGGCGGACCTAAGGTAAGGGTGCAGGATTCATTACCGGCTCCCTCATCGGGGTTAGATATAATCGACAAAACTACAGGGAGGACGACTATGGGAGTCATTAGTGCGTTTTTCGGACTCGATAAGCCGAAAGAATCTTTTTCCGCGCACGTTAAGGACGCGCTTACCGCCGTAAAGGCCCGGAGCACCGACGCAGACATCCAGACGGCGCTCGACGGCGTTATGGCGCTCGTGAATCCGTTTACCGAAAGCGCGGAGAAGCAGGTGCTTGTTGGCGCGGTGCGGGACAGCTTCCGGCATCCCGACGAGGTCCAGAAGGAGTGGGGCAAGACCGCGCCGCTCCTTGACGGGCTTTACGCGCGCTGCCAGGACAACGAGGCCGCTGAGGTGGCCGCGGTTCAGGACGCGATCGCCAAGAAAGACCCGCCTAAGAAGGAAGGGGACACGGATGACGATGATGCCGACGACAAAGACGGCAAGAAGAAAGCTGCCCAGTCCAAGGACTCGCTTGACGCCGTGATCGCCTCCGTCCAGGATTCGAGCAAGAAATATGTCGACGAGAAGTTCGGGGCGTTCGAGAAGAAGATCCCCGATCTTATCGCGGAGGGCGTGAAGGCCGCGCTTGGAACCGGTGGTGCCGGGGAAGGCGCGAGGCATCAGGATTCCGCTGTCGTCCTTGGGGACGAGAGCGTGGATTTTCTCTACGCAAACGAAGGTACCGGCCAGCGTTAAGCACGTAGGCTGAGATAAGGTAAGGAGGAAGTAGTTATGGCTACCGAATACACGGGCGATTTTCCGCTCAAGCTGACCGGGAACAACATTTGGCGAGGTGGTAACCTTTCCAACGGTAAGATTCTTTTCGCGAATGGCGTACCCCATCTCGAGACCGGGTACAGTAAGCTCACCATTCAGTCGGCGCTCCAGACCGAGCTCGATGCCGCGGGGGCCGTCGGGGTACCGTTCGGTAACGCCGTATGGTACGACCGCAACAAACGGTCGACCGAGCCGAACGGTGTATACGCCGGAGTTCCCACCGCTTCCGGCGCGGTTCCGAAGTTCGCGGGCATTCTTGCCTACGATGCGGGTCTTGCCTCCGGCCAGCCGGTCGCGAACAACGGCGTCCAGGCGCACAACAAGGCCAAGCTCGTCAAGCTGGCCTATGTCCACTACAAGACCGGTAAGAACGCGGCGCTCAACGACACCCTCGAGTACGCGGATATCAACGACGCGACGATGTGCCTGTTCTTCGAGAACTCGACCGGAGATCCGGTATTCGCCGTCCCGACCGGTTTCGGCAGCGTAACGCTTCCGGCCTTCGCTTCGGCGGCCACCGTGGCAGACGTTATCACCGCCTTAAGCGGTAAGTCGGTCGCGCTCACCGGAAACAAGCCCACGCTCGCGAACTGCACGTTCGGCGGTTTCATCGTCGGACTTTACCCTGAGCAGAAGTCGGTCCTCGTCAAGATCGACCTGGGCGCGTAAGGCGCCCGAACAAGGAGGACAGACATAATGAGCTTTATCAAAACGTCGAAAGACTTTGCGGGGTTCGGTCAGAAGGCCGAGAACTTCCTCGCTGACCGCTATCCGCAGCTTGTCGGAAACGGCGCCATCAGCAACATCCACATCGGTCGTAACCGCGATGCCGCCCCCGGAGACCGCGGCGGCTTCCGGGTAACCGGGGCTCAGTCCCAGGCACGCGGAAACTACATCGAGACCCCGGAGCGCATCCTTCCGGACACCGCGATGAAGAACCCGGACGCGCGGCAGGCCACCTGTGTGAGGCGTGTGTCGGATTCCGCGCGAAACGCCATCCTCGAGATGAAGGACTCCTTCATCAAGCAAGGGCTCAAGCCCAACGAGGCTGAGATGCGCGTTCGCGATTCCGTCGACATGGTCACCTATTTCGACCTCAAGGACAACGTGTACGTGACCGAGCCGGTCATCAAGCGAGTCAACGACTCGCTGCTTTCCAGCCTGGCAACGCCGTACTGGAACGTCTCGTATACCAACAAGGTCTTCAAGCAGCCCTTCATCGAGGGCGTCGCGAAGAACCTCGTGGATACCTGGGGTGTGCCGAACGTATGGGCCGACATGCTGGTCATGTACGCCGAAACCTTCGAGGGTATGGCGCGGCTCTCGAACACCGCCAAGGGCAACGTCGAGTTCAACGACGCGGCGACCGTTTCCAACCGCATGGGACAGCTTGTGTCGACCTTCGTCAACATCGTCGTCGACTACGAGACTGGCATGCAGGAAGCGGTCATGGCCAGTCAGAACGGAAACCCGCTCACCTCGATGGCGATCGGCGACCGGGAGCGTTACGCGCGGCTCATGATCGAGCAGCTTTACAACGCTCTTCTTCTGTTCGGCGACGCCGCTGCCGGATTCGACGGGCTTTCCCAGCTCGCGACTACCGATACGTACTCCGGTACGCCGTTCAACGCGATCTTCGCGGGAGCCAGCGCGACCAAGGGCGCCGACATGGTCGAGGAACTCCTCACCATCATCGGGAACATGCAGGAGGAGCTTTCGTTCTTGCCAACCAGCGTCAAGATCAACGTCTCGCCGACCATGTACAAGTGCCTCAAGTACGCGATGCAGTCCAAGGTGTACAACCCGACGAACCCGCTCCGTATCCTCCAGGACAACTTCTACGACACCGAGAAGATTTCGAGCCCGAACGGTTTCATCAAGGGCCTCGATTTCACCCTCGTATCCGACCCGTTCTGCGCGGCGCATACCCCCTGGAACGACAACGCGAGTGACCTGACGTTCATCACGTTCCCGTCGGTCAAGTCGGCCCTCGAGCCGATGGACTCCCTCATCCTCGCGCCCGTCGCGATCGAAAACTTCATCCTTCCGTCGTACCCTCAGCGGGATGGCCTCCTCCGAACGCAGCTCAAGCGCGTCGGAAACGTCATCGCCCCGGTCGAGAAGACGATCAAGATCATACGCGGAATGGGTGTACAGTAAAGTAACAGAGAGCTCATCTACGGCAGCGTAGGTGAGCTCTCACCCTATTTTAAGGAGAAGCAGATGGCTAAGACAGTGTGGGTAAAGAACAACGACAATACCCGGATTGGCGCGACGGTTGCCATGGGAAAAGACGGCGAGGACAAGAGGTCGATTGTCTTTTTTTGCGAGAAGGTTGACCAGAATACCGGCATCGTTGTGTCCAGGGGATACACTGAGATCCAGGCGGACGTTTTCAAGAAGCTGGTCGAAACCAACAACGTCATCAAGGCGTTTGTCGATAAGGGTGTGCTCGTGGCTTACGACGAGGAGCCCGAAGACGCGGTTTCCCCGGCGCAGCGCGTGGAGTTCTACAAGAAGCAGGTCACCGACCTTACCGCGAAGCTCACTGCCGCCGAAGGAAATGTCACCGAGTTGACAAACAAGAACGCGGAGCTTGAGAAGGAAGTTGAATCCCTCACCGCGGAGATCGTCGGGCTCAAGGACGCTGCTATCAAGGCAGAGGGCACCGACAAAGGCGCCAAGGCCAAGGACACCGGCAAAGGCTCCAAGGCGGAGTAAGGCATGACGATCTTCGAGAACGGTGTACCGGCAAAAATAACGGCCTCTGACTTTAAGTACGACATGCTTGCAGCGTTCCCGAAGCTCGCGCCCGAGAGCGCAAACCCGATAATAGACGACGCGATTCGCGCCGTCTATGCCATGTTTACCGGCGTGAAGACCATATTCACGAGTCCCGACAAGGATGAGTGGTATGACAAAACGGTTCGTTGCTACACGCTACTAACCGCTTGGTATATCGCGGATCTTTATCCGCGATACGCGGTAGGCATCCAGAGCACCGGGGGCATACCGATGCTCGAAAAAAAGATAGGCGACGTGCTTATTAAGTACGTTGATACATCAAGGCTTGGAAGTACCGACGCGGTACTCGAAGCCTTGAAAAGCAATCCGTATGGGGCGAAGGCGTACATGATGATTAAGGGAGCGCCCGCTCGATACGCGATACGCGTTGTGCAAATAACGCAGTAGTCAGGAGGACATAATGGCCGTAGTAGTAAATGCTCCCGTGGAGTATCAGTTTTTTTCCGTTAAGAAGCCGGTCATATTCGGCGGAAAGTCGTATCGACCGTCGATCTGCTACAAGCTCACCGCCGATATCTTCGACACGGTAGCGTTCCTTGCGGAAGTCGGGGACGCGGTGTGCTACGAAAAGCCGGTCCGCTTCGTGTCCGGACGCGCGCGCGATGCCGCTGCGAAAGCTGCTCCGGAGCCGGTTCTCACTGCGCCAGCGGTAGAGGTTGCGTCTAGCACCGTTACTGTGCCAGCGGACGCCGGGAGTGCTCCCACGGCAGGCTCCGACAGCGCGTCTGGCATGAAGGCCAGCTCGAGCTCCCGCAAGCGCTCTTCTTCTGCCTCGGGCTCTGAGGTTGAGGGCGAGTTCAAGGATCAGGACCAGGGAGCGAAGTAATGTCTGCCTACGGCGATATCCTCTCGGCTTTCCCCGAGCTTATACAGGACTACGAGATTTTCGATATGAAGGGAAAACTGGGAGGGTACGGTCCGAGGACAAACCAGAGAACCGTCAGAGGCATATTCCGTAAGGTTCCTGGCGGGAAACTCGGTATAGCCGCGGACAACCGACAGGTGAACGAGGTAGCGTCTTTTTGGTGCTTTGAGGATGAGGCAGTAAAGGTAGGCCAGGCCGCTTACATGGAGCTGCCAGACGGTCTGTACATCATGACCAAGGACAACGGATATGTCGTAGAGGCCGGGTACGCGAAGTACACGGCTTCGATAGTCCCCGGCCCTACGGATCAGCAGGTGGAAGATCCTGTAATCAGGGGGAAGTTCATAGATGGCTTCGAGTAGGTTCTATCGACCGAAGATAGCGTCGCCTGTAAGATCAGAAAAAGATTTCATAGCCGCTGCCGAAAACGAGGAAATGAATTACTTCATTACCGATGACGACGGAGAGCGACTCATGACGCGCCATATCGCGGAAAAGACAGACCGGCATCAGATAACCTACAGCTTTTCGTCGAACCCGCGCGACAACATATTCATAACGGTAAACGGTAAACCAAGGAAATACGGCAAAGGCGGTATTTCCTTCAGGCTTTTGTACGAGTACCTGTGCGAGCACTTTAACGGCGGAGAGTACTTCATCGACGAATACTTCGCGAAAGACTTCCCGACAAGGCCGGTGTATGCGGACTTTGAGGAGCTAAACGATCGAATCGCGGAGGCTGTCGAAGAAGAGAAGGCTCGGTTACTTGAGAGCGTGCCGCTCAAGAAAGATGGCACGCCGAATATGTGGTACCGGGTGAGCAAAGAGTTCATGAACTTCGCGTTCTGGAAAAAGCCTATCGTTCGGCGCGAGTGTGAGCGAGTAGCAAGCGAAATACAGGACGATATCATACGATGTCTGTCGACAGGGCAGCTCACGCTCAGGAAGCAGGCGGTGTCGGAAGCAACGATGAAGATCCGCGCGACGATGCCAGAGCTTGATGCGAAGCATGTCTTTTTCGCGTCCGGTCAGCTCATCCGGTCTCTTTCTGTTTTTGTCGAAATTAAGGGGTAGCGCATGGAGTTGATAAGCCAAGGGGTCACGTTCGAGAGCGTTCGCTCGGCGCTTGCCTGCATATATTATGGAATAACCGTCGAAAGCACACCGGAGGAGTTTCAGAGGGCAAGGGAGTACGTTGTGCCGATGCAGCACAATTTTGAGAACCCGATAAAGGCAAAGTCAGGCGATACGTTTATCGAGTACTGGATCGATGATGACGACAGGCTTACGCAGGATTATGGAAGGGATGGCTGGAAGAAAGACAGTGATGGAGAGGCTATCCCGGTCCAGACAAACGCGTGCGAGAAGCTCGCGAGGATATCGCTCAGGTTTCTCGGTAATCAAGCAGAATCGTGGGCAAAGATGAATCATCACTCGACAAAACGGAATATCGTTGCTACAATGTTTCAAGAGTGGTGTGGGGCTTCCGCGCTAGAGTATATTGGACCGATAAGGCCGAGGAACGTTGACTATTTTGGTACACAGAACACTACGATTGGCTTTGATATGGTTATGCAACTTCAGTACACGGAAGTGATTGAGCTTACGGCGCAGCACATCGAGTCATTGTCACTCGCCGAAGGTACTTTAGGCTTAGACTTAGAAGGAGGAAGCGAATGAACGTGAACTTTCAGAACTCGGTTGCAGACCGTAGGATGAAGTTTTCGTCTACCCTTGAGGTGAAAGCCGCAAAGGAGAACGACAACTTCAACGCGTTTTCGATCTACATTCCGAAGTCGTTTGCTGAGGCAAACCTGGTTGACTTCGACGCGTCGGTTGTTACGAAGGACGATCCGGCAGTTATCACCTGTACGGTAGATAACTACCTGGAAGAGATGCAGGGAGATATCCTCGACCAGTGGAGACCGATCTTCAGGGACGATACCAACTCCGACGTGGTTCTCTATCTCATCGTGTTCTACGATACGGACAGCGACCCGACCTCGTGGGTTATCGGTACCAAGAGCATCTCCTTCGCGCCGCTTACCACGGCGTTCAAGAAGCTCTACACCATCTCGTACATGAAGTTTCTGTTTGACCCGGATTATACCGGTGAGAACGTTACCATCCCTGGGTCTGCTGCGTCTGCGTTGCTTACGTTCACGAACGGCGGTATCGCGGCGAAGACACTCAGCGCAGGAGAGTACACGTTTAACGACGGCACGAAGACTTGGCGCTTCACGCTCGCTACCGCGCAGACTGTCGCTGCTGGTGGTACGCTTGCGTCAGTACAGGCTGTGGCTACCACGAGAGGACCTTCAACGCTCGCCCAGGGTGGCACGATACCGTCTAACGCGATTTCGCCGACGGTAGACGCCGATTTCACGATCGCAGCTACCACGCTCACTCCGGGAGTCGCCGACGCAAGCAAGAGCAGCATGTACTTCGACCTCGCGCTCGCGTTCTCGTACCTCGTAATGTCGAACATCAAGCTGTCTTGCACGATCAATCTCGTGCGGCTCGACATCACGAAGTACGGTGCTGTCGACGGGAACAAGTGCTGGATCGGCAGCGCGGACGCGGGAGCAGAGAAAACCGCGATGAAGAGCCTCTCGACGGGAGACCGCGCGAAGTACTTTTGGGGTGCGCTCGTGCTCATGGATGCGAAGAACGTCGGTGTGTATGCTGACTGCGTGAACGAGGTACGGTACCTCCCGGCCATCTCCTTCGCGGTCTGGTTCGCGTCGAAGAACGCGACCGGGCTCTACATCGGGAACAAGATGCACCTCGTCGCGATCGACGGGCAGAACTGCTTCGGGCTCCCGTCCGCGCTCGACGCGTCGTACAACGACAACGACGGAACCCGGTTCGATATCTTCGACGAGAAAAACGTTGGGTATCTTTCTTCTGTTTCCGCGAGGTCGAACTCGGCGAGCTCCATATCCGTGTGCCGCGGCGTGACCGGGTTCCCGCTTAACGCGCTCATGATCGCGAAGTACGCCGACTTCCAGAACGCGAACGATGCCGCTGAGTTCGTGACCGCGAGCGGAACGCTCACCGATCCGAATCTCACCGACGCGGACGCGTACAAGAAGATTCAAAATGTCACCCTCGGCAATATCGGCTTGTTCACCAAGACTCGCCGCATCAGCTCCGTGGTGTCGAAGTTCCCGTCGTTCAATCAGGCAAAGGTCGGGCGAACGGCCCTTAAGGCCGCGACTGCCTGGGCTGCGACGTATATTGACGACCTTGACTCCGTCGATATTTCGGGCGGGGTCACCGCCGAGTAAGGGAGGAAAAGTATGGCATACGGAAATAACAGGGCCGCGAATAGGCCCAGGGCTACGTTCCAGACCGCTGGCGGCTGTGTCATGAAGCTCAGGAACCCGATACTGTCTGGGCAGATCAGCGGAGCGACGCAGGTCGACGAGATCGATGTCTCGCGCTGCGTCCGGCTTAATGACACGTATCTGTCCGCGACTCCTGCGCAGGACAGCTCGTTCATGGAGCCGCTCGTCGACGGTTCTGTGCTTACCATCACGAACCACATGCTCGCAGGTCAGCTTTCGCTCTCTGTAATTCGGTCGACAGGGACCGTCGGAAAGGGAGACCTTGTCGCGGCGGCGCACCTCATCATTGCGTCGAAAGACTCCGAAGGCAGCACGTTCACCGTTATCGAGGAGATCGACGGTGACCGGCTCTGCACGGTGTTCTACGGCGTGTCGTTCAAGAACGTGCCGCATCTCATCAAGGCCGGTAACGCGGTCGTTCCCTACCCGGTCGTCATGAACTATGCTGGATGGGTACAGGGTATCGCCGGTGAAGGTGACTCGAACGAGAAGGTCATTTGGGCCGTCGGTAACAAGATCGGTATCAAGGCGAAGTTCACTCCCTTCGAGATCCAGGGTGGCGAAAATGCCGCCAGCTTCTTTGATGGTAAGCCTCTCTCTGGAGCGATCGGCGGCGTAGACGCGTCTGACGTGGACTCCGCGGGCTCGGACCTTGACACGACTGCGGCGATCCCGGCTACCCTGCCTGACGGTATGGATGCTGCGGTAACGCCCTCGACGGTTACCTGGCCGTAAGACAAGCGTGATAACGGTTTTGTAGTGACAACCTCCCTTCTATAGTGTACTATAGAGGGGAGGTTTTTGTTTTAGGAGGCATGAATGGCAAACACTGTGAACGAGGATTTGGCAAGCGTTATAACCGGGGCACAGAAAAAGCCCGAGTTTCTGACGCTAGATGCGGGGATTCTCGAGCATGCGGAAACGAACAGGATCATCAGGGAGAACGTCAAGCAGAACCTAATCGTGTTTTGTTTTCCGCAGGGACTTAACAAGCTTGATCTACACGAGGAAATTGAGGCGCTCGCCATCATAGAGAGCGGTGACAACGTTGAGAAGGTCTCGCGTATGTACGATGTAACCATGCAGATGCTCGAGGACAAGGATCTTCAGATCAAGCTCCGCGACGAGGAAGGTGGCCTTCACACGATCTGTGAGGTCCATATCGTCGATCGCTACCAGAATATGCGCGGCATCGAAATCATCAACAAGTACCCGTCCATCATGCTGTGGCTATGCGATTTCATGGGAGAGCACCTCCTAAAAAAATATCCGCTGCCTGGGCAGATTGTGTTCGCACCGCAGGCAGCGCAGAAGAAGGCGAAAGAGAAAAAGGCGCGGACATAGGGCAATCGTCGATAGTAAGGGCATACTTCGGTAACGACTTGTTGTTCTTGTGGTACGAGTACGTTAAGGAGATGGGCGTGGAGCCGACGAGCTACAAGAAGCTCTTCAGGTTCCCGTTCTACATGAAGACGAAAGGTATTATTAAGCGCGTGGAAGCGGAGTACGCAAAGGCGCTTCAAAGCTAAAAGCGTGAGGGCTTAAGACATGCCAAAAAAACAGTATGAACGATTTACCTTATCAATGGACCCTAAGAATGCGGACGCGGTGCTTAACGCGAAGCAGCTCGACTTAGTGGTCAGGCGAATAGCGGCGCAGCTTCTAACCGGTAATGATAAGCTCCGAAGCACCGAACGGTACAGGAACGATAGGCTGATCCAGCAAGACTACTATCTGCCGAAAGGCGCGTTCGACATGATAAAGAACGCACTAGGAGAGGAGCTCAATAAGCTACCCTCCGATGCCGCCCTCTCATTTTCTTGTGCTTCTCCTGTTTCTATGTCGTCATGGACCGGCTCCATAATGGACGCGCGCACTCGGGCTAATGTTGCTCGAGTGGTCGACCGTGTTGGCGGATCGTTTTCTACTGATGACAACGGCGTTTCGAGCATCATGATCGACCGCGCGCGTCAGGCAAGGAACTCCCGCGGGCAGTTCGTGAACGCGTACTCGTACCTCACGTCAATGATACGATCATCTAACGAACGGCATGCGTCAAGCTGGGAAGAGCTTATGAGCCAGGCGAACGTGAAAACTAAGTATGACGAGCACGATGACGTTGAGCATGCCGCCATGGCGAGCGCAGCTAAGTCCGAGAAAGCTCGAAGGGCGAGAAGGGAAGTAACGATAGCGAACGAGAAAGAAGAGACATACGCGCGTCTTGATAGCAGAAGAAGGAAAGCAGAGCATGCCAGACAGTACGAGATTGATAACCCGGACGATCCGTTTGTAGTGCGTAAACGAGAGGCTCGTAAGGCCGCTATGAAAAATAGGCGCCGGAAGGCGGTAGCTGGTGCAGGCAAGTTTGCCTACCGTTTCGTGGTGAGTGCGCTTGCCGGTATGCTCGCGTTTTTAGGCCTCGGCGTTGGCCTTCTCAATAAGATAAAGGACACGCTTCTAACCATCGGTGGCAAGGTTCGAGACCAGAATGTAGACGCTCAGACGAATAATTTAAGTGTCGACGTTGTTCAGAACTGGGAACGGTTCGCTGCAAAGCGTGGATACGAGAAGAAGGGGTTAACGGACTCTATCGGCGAGCTGCGCGATAAGTTTGCGAACCCTATTTTTTATTCTAGTGAAGATTTTAACGCTATAGCACCGTTCATAAAGGAAGACACCGCTGCGCTTGCGAGTGCTGCAACCAGCGGTGACGATACTACTATGCTTAAGATGGAACGCACCATCATTAAGCGTCTCACCGAGGCATCACGGCGTGGGGAGGCTGGCGGTAAGACCGGACTAAAGTCTGACGAGGCATACTCAGAGAACCTTGGTGCACTTAGAAAAGTACTGCCAAAGACTGCGTATATGTTCGAGAAATACTGGTACGACACGAAAGGAACGGTTGACTTTGATTCGTGGAGATCAGGAGATGTGGCAGAGCATAAATCCGGCACGATAGTAAACGGTAGTTATTCAAGAGCGGCAGCCGAAGGCACGTTTGATACGGTAAAAGACACTGAAGGGACGTTCGCTGCTGTAGGAGAAGACGTTTTCCGTGAAATGTCTGGGTATCTTCGTAACATAATAGAGATGCTCCGAAGTCTTCTTGCGAGAGCGTTTGAAAAGTATTTTCCACAGTTTGCCTTGCAAGAACAGCAACGTAATACGGGTATCAATCGTAACTCGTCAGAGTTGCTCGAAAAAGTCCTTCCAGAATACGAGGCAAGTGCTGGTAGAGTGTTCAACAAGCACGGCATCAAGAACTTGTCGGCAAGGCAGGTCATGGAAGCACTTAAAGATAATAAAAGTGGAGTACTCACGGATGAGCAGCTTATAGCTATTAAAAACGGTCCTACGGAGGATCTGTACACTATTGCGAAAGCTGCCGAAGCTGAATACGCACAAGAGAAGGTAAACGAATACGTTCTAGCAGGTAACAGGGAGAATTACCGGTATGATCCGGCGAATGCTGCTAATGCGGCGGCAGTGAACTCACAGCGGGCAGTAATCGGTATAGAAGACAGTCTTATGAAGAGAGCTGGCGAGGTAGCATTGCCAGGGGTGATTCCCAATGTCAAGTCTGCGAATAGTCTCGCAACGATCTTTCTTGGTGCACAGAATCTACAAGACTACAAAATATATAGTGTAGCCGTTAACAAGGCAAAAGGATCACTTGCAAACTCGCTAAAACCACTAGATGCAGGCAGCACAACGAACTTGGGTGAGAATATATCTGGCGCAGAAGCGGCTCTTAACACTTTGTTATACGTATATTCGATCACCGGGCACGACAAGGAAGCAGGCGATATACTTTCCCAGATAGAGTCGTTCCAGTACAAGTACGCGGATCTCGAGAGCAAGTCTGGTGTGCAAACGCATAAAAAACCTACGAAGGATACCGAAAGCGCTCGTAACGCAAAGATGTTTAAGGCACGTGCGGCGATGAACTACTGGTTATCCCATGGACGTGATCCACTAAGCGTCCGCGCAAAGAGAGAGCGTGATATAGACGCTGAGGCTCAGAGTGACTACGAGCATTTGATCGATAAACGGAACACAGAAGACTTAGCGGTTGCCAGCTCACAAGACGAGGTAGGCCCTGGAACAGATGCGAATATCATACTTCCAGGCACGATACCGGCAAATATAACTGGTATGTACTCTGGTGTGCAGGCACCTCAGGATAGTGGACAGGGCGAAGCAGGCAATGTTATACTTCATCAAACGATAAACGGACAGGAAAAAA